TGAAATGTTGTGAAACTATATTTTGAACTATTATCTAAATTGTAAAAATATACATAACCATTTTTTTGTAGGTTAGTTCCACCACTACCAAAAGGTCCAATACTTGTTGTTGATGTTGACACATCTTCTCCAAAAGTTCCTGTAACAGTACCATATTGATTTGCAAATTGATAGCCACTAGTAATAAAAGAACTTCCACCATTATTTGATATTTGAATTCTTAAAGCACCTGTTAACTCTGTTAAAAAAAACTGCAAAAGGTGTACATCAAATTTACTCTCTTGAATAGAAGTAAAATCTACTGTACTAACTGAACTAACAGTTTGTTCAGCAATAAGTTCTAATGAGCCACCCCAAATACCGTCTTTTTTTAATTGTAAAATATCGCTAGGGGTATATAAACCAATATTTTGTTTTACATTATTTGGTTGTTGACCTAAGTAAGCCATAATTAGCCCCTCTAGGTTTGTCTAAGAAATGATACGTTGTATTCTGCGCTTGACGCGGCGGAGCATAAACCCTGTAATACGTCCCCGGTTTCTAAGGTAATTTTAGTAGTAATTTCTATAGTAGTTCCAAAAGGTAGTGAAACATCATTTAATATGTGTCTTAAAGTACCACCGCTTTTAGTTACGCTTAAATCTATAGTTACGTCTGCATTACTAGAGCTTACGTTGGAAACTAAAATACCTATAACCGTTTCGGTAGTAGAGCTTGGTACTGCGTCTATAATATCTCCGGCGCTAGTTCCTAATACTCCCTGTACCGAGTGTAATGTATCTGCCATAATTTTATTCCTTTCTTATGATAAAGCTAATACTAAACCTAATGAAACACCGGCGGGTATAAGGTCTACAATATCTTGCACGGTAGTTTTTTTAATATTATTACTGTCATCTACATCTGCTATTAAAAATTCATCGCCTACGGCAGCTGTAACGCTTGATTGTCCGTTTATATCTAAAGCTAATGTTACTGCTCCGCTAGTACCACCACCGCTTAAACCGGCACCTGCCGTTACCCCGGTAATATCGCCCTCTCCAATAAAATTCGACCAACCGGAGTTATAAAATTGAAGTGTTGTAGATCCGGTTAAAAATACAAATTGTCCGTTTTCCGGGCTTGTAATTGCGGCGTCCCGAGCGGTAGCGTCTGCGAAAACGCAGATACTTTGCTCCATTAAATAATTGTTTACATCGCTAGCCGTTAATACTTCTCCGGTAGCGAATACTTTAAATCCACTAGGCATAGTTTTAGTTTATCCTTTCTTGTTGTTTTCTATAGCTATATGACATTAATAACCTAACTTATCTGTATCTAATATTCCAAATAAAGCGTTATCTAGTCTTAAAAAGGCTTGTTGGTTAGCGCTACTTAATTTATATGATACTTTAAAGGTATCGGGTGTAATACTATAACTTATAGCGTCTAATACTTCTAAGCTAACTATTTGACTTGGGCTACCACTACCCGGTGGTGTTAACTCAATATTTACAATATCTCCCACTTCACTTTCTAGGATCAAGTTTTGATTAGATGTATTTAGATCTACTACGTTTACTTCTAAATTATCAAAACGTAATAAAGCGTCTTTATATTTACCTAATAAAAATAAAGCAGCGTCGTTAACTTCTGTATCATTATCGTTTAAAAGTCCGGATCTAGTTAATGTACGGATCAAATATTTTAATTGTGATCCTATATCTTCTTGTGTTTGTGTAGATCCACCCTCACGAGTTAAGTTAATAATATTGTAGATCTCGTTATCGTCGTTTATATAATCTACTTTTACGTACGGTATATCGCTACCGTCATCGCTAAAAGTTTTAGTTACTGTACTTGGATAAGTGGTATGCCTATTTCTAAACGTCAATTTACCGCTTTTAGACATAAATAATAATCCGTTTTCGCTACGTTCTATAGTTTGTAATAAACTAAGCGTATTATCTGTTACACCGCTAAGAGCTTGCATAGTGCTTACTCCGGTTTCAATATCTCTATTTCCGGTACTAAATTTTACTGTACTACTACTTAAAATATTATCGATCATAGTTCCGCTATCGGTACTACTAAAACTAGCGTTAACTAATTCCGTATTATTAATTTTCATAAAACTATCAAAACCGGTAAAAGTAGCGAAAGAGTTATTACTATCCGGGTATGTTAGTTGTATATCCGCTACAAAACCTACGAATAGATCTTCGTATGTAGATCCTCCGTCCGTAGTAGCGTCGACGTGCATAACGATAAAAGGCTCGATACCCGGATAATAAGGGCTACTAGTATTAGTATTTTCGTATTTTCTAGAGTTATTTAATAATTTAATTGCACAACTACCCGTAAAAAAGCTATCTAAATCCTTAGATCTACCACGACTTATAGCGATGTTTTGTACGTCTGCGGTTACATCGGTTAAGGTTACGGCTCCTCCAAGTTGCCCGGTATCTAATACACCTCTAACTAGATCGTCTAGCGTAAAGGTATCGGGAGTAAAACCTAATCTAACTCTAACCGTAGGTTGTGCCATTTAAACAATCCTTAGATTACGTCTATTATATTTTTCTATCTGCTCGACTATTAATCGGCCTACGTCTGCTCCGTCTGTACCAATACCGGCGTTTACGGTTATATTGTAGTTATTACCACCTAGGCCAAGTCCGCCGCCAACTCCCGACGGTAAAGGTATAATAGCCTCCGCCCCCTCTTCGCCAATTTGTGCGATAGTGGGCTTAGTTACGATACCACCTTTAGCCAACCTCGGTATATTCGGTATATCGGGCGGGTCTATATCGATACCAAAAAAACTAAAAGCTAATCCACTATTTAGATCGTTAATAAAACCGTTGATCTTATCTATGACTTTATTAAATACAAACTTAACACCCTCTAGCACTACGCTACCACTAGTTTTAAGTACCGTAGTAATAGTTTCTATAAAGCCTTTACCAAACTCTTTTAATCTAGGCCAAATAAAATCCTTAGCTTTTGTTAAAGCTCCTATAAATACATCTTTTAAAGTACCTAATAAATTCCAATTATTCTTAAAGAAAGTTAATAAATTCTTAAATATTCCTTTTAGTGCCTCTACTGCTCCGCTAACATCTCCACTAAAAAGAGCTTTTATAAAATCTACTACACCTTTAAATATATCTTTTAATAAACTAAATTGAGTTTTAACGAAATCTAAACCTTTATTAAAAGCTCCTACAAACCCGTCGCTTTGAAAGAAAGATATAAAGTTACTAAATAAATTTTTAAGGAAACTAATACTATTATCTACGAAATTTCTAAATCCGGCTACGTTATCATAAGCGTATCTAAATCCACCCGCTAAAGCCGCTATAGCGCCAATAATTAACGTTACCGGGCTAAATAGTGCAGCGAAAGCACTAGCTAAAGATATAACACTAGCTAAAAGTATTCCACCTATAACTACTGCTAAACCTGTAAATAATACTTTAGGGTTAGCTTGGAAAAACTTTTGTATACGATCAAATACCGGCCTTAGTCTATCTCCTAGATCTTGGAAAGCCTTAGTAAGTCTTTTTATAGTGTTTTGTACTTCATCGCTTGTAAAGAAAGATCTAACATTATCTATGAAAGCCTTTAACCCCGGTTGGATCTCTTTAAATTTCTTTTGTATGTTATCTATTGCCTCTAAAAGTAGTGGAGCTAATTTCTGCCCGATTTCTATTTGTAAAACTTGAAACCCTGCTTTTAATTTTTCTAAAACTAATCCTATACCCTGCGACCCCTGCTCGAAAGCGGCGTCGGTTGCTCCAACTGCATTAGCGGCGTTCTCTATTTCACTTGCGAATTTATCGGCGCCTTTACCGGTAAGTGTTTGGATAGCGCCTAAAGCCTCTACGGATCCTACATATTCGGCTAAAGGTTTACCGTTAGCCTCGGCTCCTTTTTTAATAATATCGAAACCCTCTTTAAGATTTCCACCACTTGCTATAAACTCTTCAAAAGACTTTCCGGTCAATTCGAAAAATAATTGTGATAGCTTAGAAGTTGGTTTAGCTAATTCGCTTAATGCTTGTCTAATCATAGTCATAGCTACGCTTGTAGGAGTACCCGAGGCGGTAAGTGTAGCAACTGCGGCCGTAACATTACCAAACTCTATACCCATAGACGCAGCAATAGGAGCAACATTAAACATAGCGTTAGATAGTTCTTCTACTGTTGTTTTACCACCTTTTACCGCAGTAAATATAATATCGCTTGCCTCGCCTACGCTAATAACATCGCTACCAAAAGCGTTTACTACGGTAGTTAAACCGTCTACCGCTACTCCTAAATCGGTAGCTCCACCTACGGCTAATTTATTAGCTACTTCTAGGAAAGTAAATACATTATCCGGCGGTACACCGGCAGAAAGGCTATCGTATAGAGCCGGTATAACATCTTCGGGTAATTTACCGATCTCTTTAGAAAGTTTTAAAACATCTTTATTTATTTGGTCAAAAGTTTCTTTACTTGTACCCGGTAACAACGTAAAAACTTCGTTCATACCGGTTTCGAAATCTCTAAAAGCAGTAATAGACTTAGTAGCGGCCGCTCCCGCAGCTACACCAATACCGGCGAAAATCTTATTAACCGTATCTCCGGTTTTCTTCATTTCGGCGCCTACATCGCTAAATTTCTTACCGACTTTACCTACGTTACCTAAAAACTTTTTAGTATCTGCTAAAAACGTAAACCTTAATGTTTTCTCGCTATTAGCTGCCATTATTTATTTTCCTTTATAGATCTCTTAATTAAATTCATCATCTCTTCGCTATAATTTTCTGTAATCTTAGGTACTGCTTTAGCTATTGTTGGCTCGGCTACATAACCTACGTATTTGTTACCCTCCGGGAAATCATCGCTAGATTTCCATAGATCCCCAAACCATTTTTTATACACTCTTCTTTTAAGTTCGCTAGCCGGAAAAAATATACCGGTAGCGTTAGAGCTTACGGATCTTCCTTTAGCTTGTGAGCTATTATAAAAATTTAAAAATTGATATTTTCTACCAAACTCTAAGTTACGTACAAACTTATTAGTACGTCTTATATCGAGGTAAGCGATACGATCCGTACCACCACCTACATAACCTTTGGCTCCCTGCGTTCTTTTTGGTACCGGCCTACCGTTTACACTCTGCTTTAATGCTTGTGATCTAGTAGCACTTTGTACCTCTTTAGAGATCTCTTTATGAAAGCCTCTTAGCTCTTTCTTAACTTCTTTACCCTGCGATAACTCGTTAAGTCCCTTTATAACATCATTAAGACCCTCGACGGCTAGTCCGCCGTCTTTTGCGGTATTGTATTGAAAGGTTTTAGCCATATTTCTTTTTTTCCTGCTCGGCTCTTTTTTGTAAAGCGTTTTGAAGTGCCAAAAAAATCGGTAACGGTAACTCCGCTACTTCCATAGGGTTTAGTCCGGCGGCTAAACTAACTTCGGCTATTAAATCGATATAATAACCGCCGGTTACTCCGGGTCTTCGCCCCCTAAACCGTCTATAGTTGCAACGGTATTTAACCACTTATCGAAATCGTCCGTAACGCCGGTACGCTTACTAGCGCTCCAACATAAATACATTAACTCCTCAAAAGATAATTTTTCTAGCTCGCTAGCCGGTCTTTGACCGAATTTTCTTTCTAAAGCTACGAAGTCGACGGGTCTTAACGTTACTTCTTTTTTTGTACCGTCTTCTAGTACGAGAGTGAGTTGGTGTAATCCCTGTACTAAAGACATTAGCTTGTACTTCTTGTAATAGTTCCGCTTGTTGGGAAACTAACGCTAAAGCTCGCCAATTCTCCTACTCCGTTAGCTACCGGTTGGTGTTGGTTAACCAATACGGATCCGCTATATTTCGGGTTAGTTGAAGATACTGCGTCGCTTGTAGGTTTGATCTCAAAAGTAGTTACGGTACCTAGAAGAGGCCATAGTGTAGCGTCCACTTCGCTAGCTGCGAAGTCTTGGTGGAAATCTACGCTTAAAGATCCGTCCTTTAGGCCGCCTAATCTACTCTTAAAGGTTTGACCGAAAGCGGTTTCCTCTATTTCGTCGGCGGTAATATCTAGAGTAACACTAGCAACGTGGTCGCTTAGATCCACGCTATTAATTGTTACGCTAGCGTCTGTTAAAACAAACTTAGCCAATTTTTACTCCTTTTTTAACTAAGCTAATTTTAAGTATTGATAATTTCCTTAGTCGTAGTATGACATAGAAAAAGCCGGGCGATTAAACCCGGCTTTTAACGTACGTAATATACTTGAGAGTATTAATTACGATTTTTCAATTCTTTCATTATTTACCTCCTACAACTGATAAATTATTATTTACTTCAATTTCGTTATAAGTTAAAAAATCTTCCATACGGTTTTGGTAACAAGTAGAGCAATTTTTAATACCATTTTTAAAATCGCTTTTTGTTCGTTGTGCATAAATAGAATTACACTTATTACAATTTCTATAATCTATAATTTCACAATAATTTTTATTCATTTAATACCTCCCAAGTATTTATCTTATGTACCCATTATAAGCACATAATCACAAATTTAGGTGTATTTTTTTAAGATTTTTTACTCGATACCGAAAGTAGCGTGTATATCAAAACTTGGAGTAGTCCCGGAAACTGTATAAGCGAAACGGAAGTAATCGTCTGTTATTGCTCCCGATACTTTCTTAATCTCGCTACTAATAGCGGTTATATCTGTAAACGTCGCTATTGTTGTAGGGCTAGTAAAACTAGCGTTATCATCGCTCTCTAGTGTTATCGTAATAGTAGGGGTACTTGTTCCGCTAACTCCGGTACAATGTACGGCGGCGTAGATGTTTTCGGTGGAGGCTACGGCGCCTAATTGTACTCCGGTACTATTTCCGCTAGCGGTTATTGCGCTATCTATATCAATAGTACCCCTCACAACTTTATCGGTGCTATTTGACTTAGAAATATTAAAAGGTGCGATCTCTCCTACACTTCCTAGTATTTGATAACTAAATAGTTTTGATTTTAAGAAGTAAGCTATATTGCCTACTCCGGCGTCGGGTACAACTGTAACGATCAACTCGTTACCAATATTAGCTCCTAATAGAGCGTCCGGTTTTTCACTACCGGCCTCGAAAAATCCGTCGATACTAAGGCTACTATCTTTAAGTCCTCCCAATCTTTCTCTAAATCCACCACTATTTATAGTTGTAACATCTAACTCGTCTGCGGTAACGTCTAAGGTAATTGCGTTGGTATGTGTGCTTAGATCATATCCACCGATAAATAATTTACCGTCCGTAAATACATACTTAGCCATTATCTACCTCTTTATCTTTGATTTCTTCTACGACTTTTTTTACTTTCTTTAAATTTTCTTTTTTACTTATAGCGGTTATATGACCGGCTTTTGTAAGTGTGATTATTTTATCTAGATCTTCTAAAGTTATAGTGTTACCCGGCTCTTTACCGTCTATCTTCTTAGATCCTATTATTTTAAATTTTGGCATTTAGCTAGTTCCTTTTGTATACACTTCTAGGCTTATGTTAGCTCCTATTGCGTCTATTCCGTTAAGGTTAACGTCTGCGGCGTAATTGCTTACACTTGTAATAGTTGCGTCGGTATTATCTAAACCTAGCGTCTTATTATTAAATATAGTCTGTCTTATAGAGCTACTCCCGGCTCCTGTTATATATTGGTCTAATTGATCTTGTGCCGTTCTGCTCTCTGCTCGTTGTACTGCTACTAAAATATCGAAGTTGTATAGATCCGTGCCACGTTGCATAGCTATATTAAATTGTATTGAAGTTGGTAAGACTATTGCTACCGGAAAGTTAATAGAGTAATCCGGTACAACATCGTACACTCGTAAACCGCTAATATTATCGCTTAGGGTTGTTTTAATCCCGTCCCTTACCTCTTGTAAGCTAGCCATTAAGCTATTCCTAGTACGCTAGCTTTACGAAACGGTAGTAGTAATCTAGTTACCTCTCTGTTTTGTTGTACATTAACTACGCCGAAATCTCCTACACCCGCTACGCCTAAAGGTGCATTACGCATAGCGAATAACTCGCTTGCTAACATCTTGCACGCATATTTAATAGGCTCCGGTGTAGTTGCATAACCCCAATTAGCGGTTATTTGTGCGTAGGGTCTATTAGAAGTGTTAGATAAAGGCCACTCGTAAGATCCGTCGCTATTTAATTGAATAATGTAATAAGGGCTACCCTCAATACCCCCTACTACACCATTAATAGGTAGTAATTTATATTCATCGCTTGGTACGGTTACTTCATAAGTACCGTCGTCGTCATCGTCATATTTTACAACCAACCCGGTTGCAGTAGATATATCATCTACGTAAAGTTTAAAAAAATCTTTTGTAAAGTATTCTCTAGCGCTTGTAGATCCGTCGGCGTAAAATTTTCTACCACAAAAAGCGTCTATTTGACGGCTAGCGCCATTAATAGCATTATCTAATAAGTCGTCGTCTGCGGTATCACTATCCGGGATCCCTACAAAAGCTTTTAGATCCGCTTGGGTAATATAACCGTTAATAATTGCCATAGGTTACTTACCTCCTCGGCCTTTACCCTTACCACCTTTAGGTTTACCACCTTTATAGTGTTTAGGCATTACTACTTCTTAACGACTTTTTTTTCGGCTTTTGGTTTTGCTGATTTATTTTCGATTTTTCCGCCAAGTGCTTTAATTTCTTTTTTAACTTGCTCGGCTCTATCTGCTTTTTTATAAATCTCGTAGTGTTTTAATTCTTCTTTTAAAGCCTCTATCATTTGTTTATTTTTAATATCCATAAATCTTATTTCCTATAAGTTTTAGTGTATCGGTTGCCCGATACACTAAAACAATTTTAATTAAAAGGTTGGTGTTACCAATCCTGTTCCGCCAATCACGGAAATACCCAACGGGTATCTACCGCTTGCGAAAGCAACATAACCATAAACAACTAACTTAGTTGTTAAAGATCCTGCGTTAGTTTCTTCAAACTTAGCAGTAAACATATCTTGCTCGAAGAGTATGTGATCTTCTGCTCTTACTATGTAAATCTCGTCTTGGTTTGTACCTGCTCCGAAGTTAGTAGCGACATTAGCGTCGGTAATAACCGGAATACCCATTAATTGACCAACAACTCCGTAAGAGTTTGTATCTCCAACGCCATAAGCGTTTTGAGGTGCATTACCGTTAGGTAATATTAATGGTCTATTTGAGCTATCAACTCCCGCAGTTAAAAAGCCCCAACGTCTAGGGTGCATAATCATAGCGGTCGCCGGAGCGAAACGATTAGAGTTTACTTTCTGTATTGCGTCTGCAATCTTTGGCATAAGTTCGGCTACTGTAGGGCTAGCGTCTGTATATGCAACGCTATTAGTGCCGCTAACTGTAGTTATACCTAAAGGTTGTCCGGAAGATCCGGAGCCGTTTAACATCAAGTTATCTAATTTTGTATAGTAAGCGCTTGCTAGATCTTGGAAGATAATATCTTCTAGATTAAAGCCCGGTTGTCCGCCACGGTCTAAGGCTTGCTTAGATACGTCTTGTTGTCCTGCGATAGTATTGACGTTCACGGTTAATAGTGTATCGTCCATATCTGTTTCGCTAACTGCGGCGTTTTCGCTAGCTTGTTCTGCTGCGCTTGATCCTGTTGTTATTCTTGAAATTTCTACTTTGTTGCCGAAAGCCGGTAACTCTCTTTTTGGTACTGCTTGATAGAAATTAGCGCCCGCTCTTGCGAGTGGTGCGTAATCATCGAGCAAGTATTGAGGTACGACCATACCGGTAAAAGCTCCGGTACCGACATCTCTTTTAGAAACTTCTTGGTGTTCCGCTAATCTTTTGTTAGCGGAGTAATCGTTGTTGAATTTAGCATTGTACATATCTGCGAAGAAAGAATTTTGGCCACCTTTACGGTACATATCCGGCTCTTTTACTTCCATTCGGGTTTCTGTAATATCTTCATCTTCAATGTCTAAAGATTTTCTGCTTTCTTCAACTTCTTTTAGGGTCTTTCTTAAATCTGCGTCTTTTTCGATTTTCTCGTTTAAGTCTTTGATCTCTACTAAAAGCTCGTTAGATCTTTCAATTTTAGCGTCTAACTCTTCGCCTTTTTCCATAGCGTCCATATCCTCAACAAGTTCGTTTAGTTCTGCTGATTTAGCGTCCCTTTCTTCTATTAATTTTTTCAATTTAATATCCTTAAAGTTGCTATTACTTATACTTGTGCGTTAGGTGGATAGGTAATCCGGCGTAACGTCTTAGAGTAACCCGTCTTTTTTCATCTTAATTTTTAAGATTTCTACGTCGGGGTTACTTTTAGAGCGCTTATCTTCTTCGCTACTTTCTTGTAACTTATTGATTATTTGCTCTAAAACTTCTACGGCTTTATCGCCACTACGAGCCTCTACTAATTCTTTTTGGTACTCGCTTATATCTAAACCTCTTAATGTAGCGCCCGCCCAACTATTAGCCGGGTATGTAACTACGCTTACATCGAATAATCTTACTTCTTGTACGTCCCTTTTTTCTCCGTCGAAGTCGTCCCTAACTGCTGCGAAAGCGAAAGACATTTCGTTTAGATCGCCTCTCTTCATAGCGGAGGCTACTTCTGCAACGGTTGGGTTATTAGGATCTAAACTAGCCTCTACAAATAATCCGTAGTCGTCTTCTTCTAGTCTTAAAGTACCGCTACTAGATCTAGCTAAAGGTATTCCGTCGTGGTTTACTAAAAATCTAACATCGTCTTGCTCTTGTAAAGTCTTTTTAAAAGCTCCGGGTTTAATGGTTTCGGTGTAAGCTCCTTTACTATCTCTTACACCATACGGTTTATTAAACACACTTGCGTAACCACTAAAGTTATAAGATAATTCCCCGTCTTTATTTTCTCTTATTTCTACATTAGCTAAGCCAAAAGATCGGCTTTCTTTTTCTTTATTCACGTTATTAATCCTAACCTTATTATTTAATATATTAATCGTAGTTGTCATAGATTTAGTATCTATGTCATAAAAATTAGATACTCTACCCTCTTCATCTTGTAATTGTTTTAATTTTCTTCTAGCCCACTCGCCCGCTTGATCCGGGTTAGTCCACGGGTTAGATCCCCACAATAAGAAAGCTACATCGCTAGCTCTCCAAGTATCGGGATCGTTAGGGTTGCTTGGCTCTCTATCTAGATCGCTAAGGTGCCTAGCGTGCCACGCTCCCATTAAGGAAACTTTAGCCGGGCTTACTTTACCACTACTAACAATAGATCTAGCGTCCCTAATTGTTTTAGGAGTTAGTCCGTCGCCCGCTCTATTAAGATTATCTAATCCTCTTTTTAAATTTAC